ATTCTCTCCATCCTTGTTACACGTTCTTTGATTTCTTTTATTTGTTCAAAGGTCTGCTTTTGCATTATTCTGCAAAGCTTTTCGTGATCTTCAATTTTCTGTAATGCCGATTTTTTTGCCATTATGTTCTACTCGCTATTACTTGTTCTTCTGGAGATAATAACGCAGTCTCTGTACGTGTCAAGTTAGTTCTTGGGTCAACATTTTGTGTTGTATTAACAGTGTTTACGTTAGGCATTGGCATGTTTGGTAAAGGAGGTGCGCTACCTATTGTAAACTCTCTTATTAAATCAAGTGGAAAATCATTATCTAAATATAATCTGTTTAGTTCTCTAAGTATGCTGTTAATAACACTAAACGTGCTTGTATTCATAGGATTTGCATATCCATTTACTTCTGCATTTCTAATGTACTCATCAATTAATCCTTCAGGTATATCAAAAGGTGTAAATCTATTTGCACGAATAGCGTTAAAATCTTTACCCTTTCCACGTCTGTCAAATATAATTCCTATCTGTTGATCAGTGTATCCTAACTTTTTCATAGCCTCGATGTCTTGTTTCATATCTTTTTGTGCTTCAAACCAGGACGCATTTCCTTGAACTAATTCTTTTAATATATCTTGTGCATCTACATTACCTCTTGGTCTTGGTAAAAATTTTCTACTATCTCTTAACGCTCCATTATAGTCTGAAATTTTATAACCAAGAGATTCTTCAAAATCCATTTTTTGATTTCTAAATCCAAAGAATCCACCAAGTTCACCTGTTAGACTTAAATCTTTTCCTGTTTCAGGGTCCTCCCCGTATATACCTGCTTTTATAGTTCTTGATATCTGTGGTAGTGATAATGGTGCAAGAGCTTCAACTAAATGTTTTATACCTTTAGCCATTTTATCACCTTCAGGATCTCTTGGATTCCATATTTCTGAACCTGTATCTGTTCTACCACCTCTTGAATATAGATCATTTAATGCTTGAACCCAGATAGATTCACTAATGAATGGGTCAAGAAATCTACCTAACGCTCTTGTTGTGCCTTGTACCATTCCTTGTATTAAAGGTTGTTCTTTACCAGCCTCTACATTTGCTATGACAGATTGAATAGGATTTACAACTGTATCATAAGCAAAACCATGACTAAAATCTGTATAATAATAATTACCATCTTTGTCTTTACTTGGTATAATTGTAGATTCTCTAGACCACTCAGGTAAAAATCTTCTCATAGCCGCTAACTCATCTCTTGTAATACCGTATATACCTCTAAATGCCTCAACGACTGTTGGTGGTATGATAGCTAAAGTTGTTCCTAAACCTATTAATCTTCTTGCACCAATACTACGTAGTGCAGGATCTGCTAACTCTTTTAATCCTTGTTCTGTAATATTAAATGTAGTCCTAACAATTTCAGCAGGAAACGATACGAAGTTACCAAGAGGTGATCTACGTAAACCTTTGATAAAATCTGATACATATGAATAGTTTGGTACTGTGTTTCTAACAATGCTTGCAGCTTGTTTTGCAAGTTCTATGTCAGGTCTTGATCCCTTGTATGCATTTTTTAAATTGTCAAACTCTGCAAGATAATTATATATTTTGTAAAAGTCGTCCTCTGCAACATACAAATCTTGTGCTCCTCTAAACACTTTATTCATTCTTTTACCTAGTTTACCAAAAACTCTTTCAACAAAATCACCACCTTTTGCGATATCTTTTAATAATCCCTGAACGTCTTGAAATGTAGAACTTGAGTTAACCACGCCTTCATCTAATAAAAATCTGTAGAATGCCTGTTCTTCTGGTAGGTTTCTATATACTATCTGTGGCTGTATTGTATTAAATGATTGTTTAAAACTTCTTAGAATAAATCTTGGGTCTTTAAATAGATTACCTGTGCCTGCACTAAATGCAACAGCACTTGTAAAGTTACGCATGTGTGTAAATGGACTCAATACTGTTTTAGCGACCTGTGCCCCTGCCTTTGGCACTGCTATTAGGTATCTATACAAACTAGATTTCATTAAACCATCTAAAGGCATTTCTTCTGCAAATTTTATAGCTTGCTCAAACTCTGACGATGTAAACTTACCGTTCATAGGATTAGTATATATCTCTTCACCAAGAGGTGATTTAATCTGCATACCGTTTCTTGACATGGTGTATGCAGGTCTATTAGGTAAATTTAACTGTGCCTGTGTTGGATTGTCAAAAACAATCTTACCACTTTGCACTATTGTATTATAAAATTTATCTCTTGCTGTAATAGATGCCATAGATTGCATATTATTTATAATTGTTCTTCTTGCATCTTTTATCTCACCAAATAATTCTCTAAATGCTTTTAAATCTTTTTGACCTGTAATTAGATCTTGTGGATCAAATTTATTTGTAGAGATCATTTTTGAAATATTTATTTCTTGCACTACACCATCGTACAAAGCACTTTTGCTTTCAAATTTAAATACTGGTGACTTTGTTACTGGGTCCATTTTTACATTTTCAAGAACTCTATCTACATCTAGTAATGCCTCTTTTTCTCCATAATTTTTAACTTTATTGTTTTTTGCATAATTCATAAACACCTGTGCAACAGCTTGTCTTTTTTCATCTGCAGGTATGTAGTTTGTTGTTTTAAATACTTTATTGTTTTGAAATATCTTGTAATCGTTTGATAAGGTTGAATTTAATCTTTGACTAAAAAAATTTAATAATTCTTCTTTGTTTGTTGTAGTTAAATTACCACCTTGTAACAAGTCTGTCTGTAATCTGTTAAAAGCTTTTTTAGAATTGGTAACTGCAGCTATTAACTCATCTTGTTTTGCTGCAGGTATTTTAATATTAGTTAGTGACTTTTTAAAATCTATTAATCTTTTTTTATCAAAGTTTCTAAAAACAACTTCATTATTTACAATAGTGTCTTTACCTGTTCTAATTAAACCATCCATACCCTCTAATATAGCATCTGTATTTTTTACTCTTTCAGCTGCTGTAAACGATTTATCAAATATAGTTTTAAAAGAATCATCTATGTCTCTTACCAAATCTTTTGCAACAATAGCTGCTGCACCTTCTTGTCCTTCGACTCTCATGCTTGCTTCAAATAATTCTTGTGATTTTTTACTTCTAGGTCTAAATGTAGATGCAAACTTATCCAGTATTCTTTCAAACTTAGAATTACTATATGCAAGTTCTTTACCTTTCTTACCAAGAAATTTTGCACCTTGTCCGATACCATAAACAAAAGGTGTTAGTAAAATACCTTCTGCAAAAAACTTTGCTCTATTTTCTAATCTTCTAACAGCATCATCTTCTGTATCTTTTGTAGCGTCTCTATCTAAACCTGTTCCTATACCTGGAGCTATGTCACCAAAAGTTCCAATGTCTTCTATATCATAAACCAAAGCTGCTCCACCTGCACCACCCACACTCGTTGCAGCGTATTTAGAATATCTTGCTGCTCTGTTTAATTCGTTTGCTTTCTGTGCACCTTTTAATAAATTTTTACCTTGTTTACCTGTTACTGAAACTCTTTTACCTTTTTGTATACCATTGATCGCTTTTACTGCTATATTACCAGCTATCTTTGCAGCTCTTGCTGCAGGAACACCAACTTGCACCAATGCTTCCGTTATTCTACCAGCTGCAGTATCTCTAGCTTTATCCTCCAAACCGTTGATAACATCACCTACAACACTATCATCAATAAATCTTTCTAGTCTTGCAACAGCACTTTCGTCGTAGTTTACACCCTCACCTTGTGTTGCATCATATATTTCCGCTGCTACTGAAACTAAACCTAGTGGTATTTTAATTAGACCAGAACCTATTCCTGCTGCAACAGATACAGCTAGATTTGTTTCTGTTTCTGGCTCTTGAATTGCGAATCTATCGTACTTCTGTACCATGGTAGATCCTATCTATTAATTTGTACTTCAACAAATCCTTGTGGCACGCCCTCACCGCCTGGTGCACTTGAATCTCTTCTAAAGTATTTACCAGTGATTGCATCATGATAAGTAAAACCCTCTTTATAACTTTTACTTGGTTTGTTTGGATTCCAATAAGGATCCTCAATATCAAATGAAAGATCATCATTTTTCTTTTGTATGCCATCAAAATCATATTCAAAAGTTGCCATTCTTTTAGCAACTAAACTATTAACCCTTAAAGTTGCAGCTATGTTTTGTGCGTTTGCATCAATTGTTTTTTTACGTTCTTCTCCTGGCATAAATTGCACACCATATACTTTTTTCTGCGCTAACATATTCAATGCCTTATTGTATTGACCAAAAAATTCACTTTCTGGATTATCAGCTAAAACCTGTGCTTCTTTTTGTATTTGAATTCTTTCGTCCTCACCTAAATTTTTAAATAATTGTAATTCTTTTTCTCTTTCAAACTCTCGTTCTTCTTTTGCCTCTGCAAACTTAGCTTGTTGGAAAGTCTCAAAAGGTTCTTTTGCAGCTGCTGCAGCTGTAGAAAATATATTTCCTGTAGGGGCTTGACTTGCAAGATTTAAACCAAACTGTGTTATAAATCCTGGTATTGTTCCTAGACCAAGACCTGTTGGTTTTTCAGGTGTTGTAGAACGGTCAAAGTCTGTTGGTAGACTTCCTAATTGTGGTATTAATTTTGTAGGGTCAGTTCCGTCTCTATATCCCGGTCTATCAAGTCCTGATGTAATACCAGTTCCTGAAGAACCACCCATTCTAAACATTGGTCTTTTTAATGTTCTGCTTCTCATTATCTAGTTCCTAAATATAGGCCTCCTAGTGTTGTTGCGATACCTAGAGCAGACTGTAATGGTGTAGGTTGTGGTATGAACTCCTGCCTTGTTCCACCCGGATAACCACCCATTAGACCTGTTACCTGACCAGCAAATCTATCTAACTGTTGTTGAGGTAAGAATGCTGCTTGTTGTGCTGCTTGTCTTTGTGAATCAAGTTGTGCTTGGCTTAATGATCTGTCGATTGCGCCCAATGCTCCAAGTTGTCCGACATCTGCTCTTTGTAATCCAGGAACTAATGATGCTAGTCCTGTTTGAAATTGTGCTTGTCCTAATTGTTGTCCTGCTAATCCTGCTTGTGCTTGTCCTAAACCAAATCTATTTTGTATGTCTTGTTGCCTAGCTCCTTGTGCTTGTTGAAAACCTTGCTGCAATAGATTTGCTTGTAATAATGCACGTTCTCTTGCAGCCCCTGTGCCAAACTCTGCGAGTTGCACTCCCGCTCGACCACTGCCGAGCGCACCCAAAGCGGTTTGTTGATCTCGTATACTTTGCTCTCTCATAGCTGTATTACGATCAAATTCTGCTAATGATGCATCAATCACTTGTGATTGATATGGTGACATAAACTGAGATACGTCTTGTTGAAAAGCTTGTGCCCCTAATGGAACACCACCTAATGTTGTTCCTGCTTGTCCTAATATTCCTCCAGCAGTTCCTGCTTGTGTCTGTGCTGCTTGTACGAATGGTTGAAATGATCCAATGCCAGCTTGTGCTGTTGTTCTAGCATCTTTTTCTAATTGACTTAATCCTGCAACCTGTGGTGCAAGTCCTGCTAAACTTTGTTGTCTAATATCAAATTGTTGTGCTGCTTGTTGTCTTTTTGCAAAGTCTTCTGATGATTCACCTGCTAATTGTGATATACCACCTGTTCCTGGTGCAACAACAGGTACTTGTGCTTGGGCCGTGATCTGTGTTGCAAGATCCGTGCCTAATTTATCTATAAACGGTGCGGGTAATGTTCTAGTTTCTTGTACAGCCATTATATTACGTCCTCTAATCTTTTTGATGTTTGAAACATTTCACGTGCGCCTTCTAAGCCTTGCGATTCTTCGGATACGTCACCTCCGGCTTCGAGGTTTTTCATCATGTTATACATGACTTCTGCGCCTTTGTCCACATCTCCGTCACCTGCATTTCTGACTGCATCAGCTGTAAATACAAATTCATTTTTAGATAATCTAGCTGGCACATCGTCAGCTTTTTCCATTCTACCTATTGGCACAAAACCACCTTCAGCTCTTAAATCCATTTCTTGTCCACCCATGTCTAATAGTGGCATAGTTCTTTTAGCTACTGGCTCATCTTTCATCGAACCACCTTCAGCTTTAAATGCTCCATATAAAACACCATAAGGATCTGTATATGCTCTTGGATCTATCTGACCACCAACTGATCCTGTAAATCCTGTTGGTTGTTCTTCTTCCTCTTGTCCAAATAATAATGGTAACGCCGATATTCCTGCTCCAAGTGCTAATTTACCCATTCCCGTCAATTTGCCACCTGCATATAATTTAGAAAGTAATCCTGCTTTACTTAATCCAAAACCACCTGCTGCTAATAATCCTAATTTACCAACAGGACTTTTAGCTATTTTCTTAACTGCTCTACCTGCTTTCTTAACCAACTTACCTAAAAAATAATTCTGTCTACCTGCAGCATCCATGATGCCTCCACCTATCATACCGCCGTCTGCCGCCATTATATCTCTAATGTCACCAACTTGTTCGTCGTAATTTTGATCTTCTATAATATCTTGTTGAAAAGGTGTTATTGGTATTTCAGGTACTTCTAATAAACCTAACGTATCTGGTTTTTGTTTTGGAAGAATTATATTTGTATCATCCTCATCATCATCTACAAACTCGTTATAGATATCAAGATTGTTTGGATTCGTACTAGCTCCAGGTATGGCTTCATACACTCTAGTGTTTAAACCACGCATGTCATACGTTGGTTCGTTAAATCTTTTACCTAAACCTAGACGTTGTCCTAAGTTTCTAAACACATTTCCAAAAAAACCACCACCTGTTATAAAGTTCATAAGACCACCACCTCTTGTTCTTCTCATAGCTAATCTTGCAAGATCGCTTGTAGTACCTCCTCTTCTTGTAAAATTTTTAGCTCTATTTAACTCTTTAGAAGATATAACATTTCTACTATCAAAAAAACCTGGATTAACTCTTTGACCTGCACCTGCAGCAATAGCAGCTGATCTAAAATCACCTCTATCTTGTGGACTCATACCTGATCCACCGCCACCAGTTTCTGCAGCACTTACTTGACTTCCTGAAACACCTGTATCTTTACCACTTGCATCTATTGATCCAAAAGAATCATAACTAGGTATACCTTTTGGTCCTTTGTGTGGTGTCCCTGGTTTCTTTTTCTTTAGCATCTCAGCTTCAGCATCTGTAATATATGCAAGCTTAGTTGCTGGAGCATTTTTTCTAGCTTTAAATTTTTTTGGTACAGTTACAGATTCAGAGTCCTTTATAAAATTTAAAGAACCATCTTGCTCTACAGCACCTGCTGTTTTTAACATCTGTCTTGCTTGTTGTGATCTTGTTATGGCCATTGTACTATTCTATTTTGTTTTACTAAATAAATCAAGACTTGGCATTAACAGAGTTACATCTTTTCTAATGTCATCTGGAGATATACCCTTATCTTTCCATTCTTTATCATTTTTATATTGTTCCCCTGTTTTTTTATTAGTTATCTTCTCTATTACCTTATCCGGTTGTAATTCAATCATTATGTTATTACCTCTCTTGGCTGTATTTCTAATATAGAAGCTATGACGTGCAGCTCGTTCGCGTCAGCAGCTTGTACTTTAAGTATCTCACTCTCTTCCATAACAAGAGGTTGGGTTAAAAGTTCCGTTGTTGCCTTGGATGCTATAGCTTTATCCTTGAATAGATTAAATATAGTACCGCTAGAATTTACCAATGTTATTGTTATTGTGCTTCCTGATCCAGCGTCCTCGGATACTAACAATGACTTTACAACAGCTGTTTTAAAATTAGGCACTGTATATAGTGTTGTTAAATCTGTAGTTGTTAAATCTACTTTTTTATTTATAAAACTATTAGCCATTAATTTAAAAAGAAGTTTTGTGCTTCTACCTCATCTTTTAATTCTTCTTGAAACGTTGTATTTAATTTTTCTACGATCGCATCAAGATCTCTAACCTGTGATTCTGCTATTGTAAAATCATACTCTTTACTAGCTCTTGTTAATACTTGTGCTATCTTTGCCATTATTTTTTAACTCCTTTAATTTTACCTTTATTTTTAGTAGCGTAAAAAACTTGTTCTCCTCTTTTTTTACCATATTGTTTTTTCATAGATTTCATTATTTTTTTACCTTTTTTTGTTAATGACATTATCGTCTCCCGTCTGGTTGTATGTCTAATCTAAAAGTTCCTAGTTTCCAACTTTGACTAGCTGCTGTATTTTCTATTTTTAAAGACACAGCTCTTGCTCTTGCACGAGTGTCTACTTTATCAGTGCTTGAGGTAATATCGAACGGTCCAAGTGGTGAACTAGATTGTGAACTATTAGGATAATTTTTTAATTGTATTGTAACTCTAGTTGTACCTGTTTGACTTATAAAATCTGGTATGAATCTTCTAACTTTCATTAAAAATTCACCGTCTCCTCTAAAGGTTGCAACACCTGTTGACTGTCCTGTAGCGGACGCTCTTGCTTGTGTAATGTCATAATCTCCAGATGATATATTGGCTGTAACTGCAGTTATTGTTCCATTTTTATTTTGATCTGTTCCTACTTCATGTTCATAATAAGTTGTAATACCTTCTGTGTTTCCTACAACATCAAAAGAAGTATCTGTGTCTGCATCGTATTCTGTTGCATGTGGAGTTCCAAATACCGCAGAATCTCTCCACATAGTTCTAGATAATGTACCATTTGTCCAAACTGGTCTCTGTGGAGAAGAATCAAAATAATTATATGCAACCATTCTATTTACAACTGATGATGAAGACGTTGGATAAAACCACATTACTTCACCAAACAAGTTATTTAATCCAGCAGATATCATTTGATTACCTGAAGTTAAATTTATATCATCGTAAACAAAATCTTCCACTAAACAAGGTAAAGATTCTAATTTACCAGCGTATCTAAAGAAACCATTTTCTGACATCCAATACGCAGCACCATCAACTTCCACACATGCGTTTTTTCCAATCAATCCACAGTTAGTGCCAACTTGCGCAAACGCAAATGTAAATGGTTGACCAACAAAACGTTGTGTAAATAAAGCTGTGTCAGTCCAAACATACAAAGCATCTCTACCACGAATTGCTCCAATGATCCGTGATCCGTCAGCCAGCCTTTGTGTACCAGCTGTATTGGTTGCTGTGGGTGTATATGTATTTATATCCTCTTGGTCTGAAAATCTTACAAACATATCATCTTGTGTAGACGTATCACCAATTGTTGTTTCTGTTCCATAGAACACTAAGTGTCTATCGGGTGTTGATACAACCATGTGACGAGATGCTGTTGGTGCACCAGATATAATTGTAGCTCTTGTTGATGTTGCATTTGATAAACTAGAGTCCCATTCAAACACAGAACCATTAACAATTAAACAAATTGCTTTGTCACCAAAATTATCTATGGACCACATACCAGGTTCAATAATTAAATCTCCTGATGCTGCTTCACCCCATGCAATGTAATCAGTTGAGTTTGTGACTGTTGCACCATCACTATGAGATGCTGCTGTTGTTCCTGCCACTCCCCTTGTTAATCCTGTTAATGTGTTTCCACTAACACCTGTATAAGATATTTCTTCAGATCCAATAATAATAAAATTAGTTCCAGAATCAGGAAACTGTGAAGCGTCTGTTAATGTAAGAGTTGTAACAGAGTCATTAATAGCGCCATTTAAAGTTGTGGTAACTGCTCCTGCAGCTTCACCACCCCAAGAACCTAATCCGTATCCAAATCCTTCTGCTTGCACAGCTGGTCCTACTGGATAATAATGTTGTACTCTAATACCTCCTGATGTTGTTGCACCAGACCCTGTTTCATTTGATGGCATTGTAATTGTAAGTGTTGTGGTTGAAGGCACAGTCGTTACCATAAATTTTTTATCATCAAAATCAGATGCACCAAAATTAGATCCTGTTATTGTGGTAAAATTATCTAATAATATTATTTCACCTGCTGTAATATTATGAGCACCAGAAAAAGTTAGTGTTACAACCGCTGATCCATTAGTTGTACTAAATGCATTTGTTAATGTAGTTGTAGTTTTGATTGGGTGTATGTCATAAAATATACCTCCTGAATATGCATATAAAATTCTATTACTTCCTATGATTGCATATTTTCTACCTAAACTATTTACAAAATGATGAAGACCTCTTACAGCCCCTGTTAAATCATCAGTACCTAATTGTTTCCAACCACCTATTTTTTCAGGTGTTTGATATCTAAATCTAACATTATCACAATCTATCCACTGACCTTCGGCGCCAGTTTCTGAGACTTGTTTATTAATACCTGGTTGAAATCCTATTTTTTGTAACATATGACCTCATTATATATTAAAAAGCCCAGCTTACAAAAGAGTATCGCGTGCCTTTTGTCGTTTCTCTGACTTCATGAGGATACATGAAATTAGAAGGAAACAATAGTATATCACCCTTTTTTAACTTAATTTCCTCTCCTCTGCAATAGAATTCACCACCTTTGTAGTCATCATTTAAATTAGCTACAATAGATATTAAAGGCACTCCTTTTAATTCTCCATCAAATATTGTGTTTATATGGTCATAATGTTCTCTCATCATGGTTCCGATTGAATATTTATTAAAACGTATTTGACTAATTCTATTAAGCCAAGGTGCTTTAGTTTTTTCTCCTGGCCAACTATTTTTATTTTGATACAAAGTTAAGGCTTGTATTATATAAGGTTTAAGTTGTTCTTGTTGTTCTTTAGTGCAATTCATTACATCTAATTCTTTTGTAGCTTCTGATGTAAATTCTAGTTTATTATCGTTATTATAAAAACTCCATCTATGTTTATCCCAAGTTTTAGTATTAAGTTCTTTTATTAAAGAATCACAAAAATCATCTGGTAATGCTTTAACAACCATTATATAATCTTTAATCTTTTTCATGTGTTTCAATCTCCATATTTTCTTCTGTTTTTTGATTTTGTATTTCTTCTTTAAATTTAATGTTCCAATCAGCTACTACTTTAACTAAATTATTTCCAAAGTGTCTTAAAAATTCATCTGTTAAATGTAGTTTTTGTTTTTTATTAATTATTTTGACTTCTTCTTTTGAAAAAAGAATATCGCAAGAACCATTTTCATATTGATTAAATTTCATATTGTTACTCCTTATTTTTTTCTATACCAAATAACGTTCTTCTGTCCATAAACTCATTTTGATATTTTCCATTTTTATTAACATAATGTAAAAAAACTTGTGACTGTCCATCACCTTTATACTCTTCTCTCCAATGTTTTACTTCCATACCTAGATAAATAGCTGCGTCCCCTATTTCTAAATTTAAAGGAGTTCCGTCCATAAATATAGGAAAAGGTGTGCCATCAGAATCTATAACTACAGTAGCACTTATTTCACATGCAGGACGATCTGTGTGTTTTGGTAAGTCTGCAAACAAAGTGTACATTCTCCAAAAAGAATAAGTTGGCAATAGTTCTAGATTAGTTTCTTTTTCCATTATATTTTTTTTATTTATTAAAAGAGATTCCATTATAGAATCTCCATAAAAATTAGTATCCAATATTTTTGACATTTGACTATCAAAAGAAGTTAAGTTCATTCTATGTTTTATAATGCAGTGTTCTTTTAATAATAAAATTTCTTCTTTTGTAAGAAAGTTTTTTATAATTTTATATTTAAAATCTTTTCCTAAAGTGCCCATGAGACTACTGAATATCTTGTTCCTTTTGTAACTGGTTTTACTGTATGATAATATAAAAAATTACTAGGCCAAACAATAATTCTATTTGGCACAACATCCATAACTTTTTCTTTATCTCCAAATTTAAAACATAAGTTTCCACCTTCGTAATTATTGTTTAACATATAAATAGCACTTAAAGTTCTAGGTGCTTCTTTACAATGATCTGCATGCCAATTATAAAAACCATTCGTTTCATACTTTAATACTGCAATATCTCTTATTATAACGTCGCTATCTGGAGCAAATTTTTCTAAATAATTAGAAAAAATAATATTAAAACGACTTAAAAGAACATTGGTCCAATGAGTTTCAGTCATTGAAGGACTTCTATTAGACAAATTTTTTATGTAAGTTCTTCTTATATTAAAATTTTCTTCTGATCCTTGATTTTTTTTAACTACCTTAGACTTTTCAAAATTAATTATATTACAATATTTAATAAAATGATTAAAAGGTTTTTCGGGAAGCACACTATCGTATGCCTGTATAAAATTTTGTATATCCATATTCTTTCTATATAAGAAAGTTATACACTATAATTTTTTATTGTAAATAATTAAAGTAATTCTAAAGGGTGAAAAACATTAATTCCTTGTGAAATACCATAAGCTTCAATAGTTCCTGTTAAAGGAGTCCCATCTGACCAAGAAGAAGTTTCTTCATTCCAAGTAGCGTTTTCACTAGGATTTGTAATCACAGTTGAAAGATCTAAATTTTTTAACCAGTTATAATAACTTGTTACATCTGCTGCCATGGGCTTATTAAGTACATTAGAACCATCTCCAGCATCTAACCATTCTTTTAAAGCATTAATTTTTATATCAATAGTAGATTTTAATTCTTCTTGTGTGTAGTATATGTGACTATTAAAATCTAAATAGTTAACAGTAGAATTATTTTTACTTTCAACAAATTTATTTTCTTTTTTTAATTCAACATAATCTTCATCTGAGATAGTAACTAAATCATAAGCGTCATCATTCCAATTTTTGTTGTTATCATAGATACTCTGACTAGCAGCCATTCTATATAATGCTCCCTTTACGTTATTTGAGTTTTTTAAAAAAATTAATATAGCCATAAATATTATGATCCTGTGTTGTCAAATATTACAACAGCACCTGCGTTTCCAGTAGTTCCTGAACCAGCTGTATTTAATCCTGGCCTTCCTCCAGTTCCACCATTTCCTCCAGTGCCAAAATCTGTTCCAGACACTAATGTTCTTACACTAGCAGGAGGTGTTAAATCTGCGCCTGGCGCAGCACCTGTTGATCCTGTAGATCCTGTAATTCCATTGTTTTGACCGCCCGTTCCTCCAGCACCACCGGTTACTGTCCCAACAGTTGCAAGAGTTGTATCTCCACCTGTACTTCCTGTACTTCCCTGTGATTGAGTATTACCATTACCACCAGATCCACCTCCACCTATTGTGTAAGGTTGTGAGAAAGGAGCTGTAACAGGTGCACCAAAATAACCAAATCCACCTTTTCCACCACTTCCTCCAGGTGCTCCAGGAGCCGGCCCAAAACCTCCGCCTCCTCCGCCGCCACCGCCAGCGTACAGATATGCTCCTACAAAAGAACCGCTTGTAGTAAAAGTCCCTGAGGCAGGACCCGCTTCAACAACTTTCGGTGTAAACATTCCACCGCCAGCAGTTCCAGATTCAGCACTAATAACTCTTCCGTCAGCATCAACTGTTATTGTTGATGTTGTAAATGTTCCTTGTGCTGATTTAATTATTCTTGGCATTTAATCCTCCTAGTCAACCATTTCTACATATGAAACATGGAATGCTAAATCGTTAGCAGCTCCTGCTGTCACTGCGATTAAGTCTGTTTCATCTAAGTAGATAGGTCGTGCAATTAAATCTAATGTTGAATCTGCAGGTACTGAAATTGTACTTGCAATTTTATAATAAGTTGAACCATTGTCATTACTAATTTCTACTGTTGCGTCAACAGCATTAGTTCCATCAATGTTTGCTAATAATATTGTATCTATTCTTACTGCAGTTTCTGCAGGTACGTCAATCATAGTAGTTCTGTTTGTGTCAGATAAACTACCCATAGCATTTTTAGGTGTAATCGTTGCTACATTTACAAGATTTGGTGTTGCCATTTTTTATTCTCCTTTGATATTAATATCCGAAAACTAAAGACAATGCAATAGCTTTTCCATCTGTTGTTATTTTTTGTGTAGAACTAGTGCCATTAGCGTTAGTTAATTTACCAACTCCTGTGCCTTTTGGCACTAAAGTAAGGTCTATGTTAGAGTCTCCACCAACTGCTGAAATAGTAGGACTATTACCAGTTGCAGCGTTTGTTATATCAAAGTGATTGACTGCAGAGGCTGTTGTTTGAAATTGTAATTGTTCATTACCATTTTCATCTCTTATTCCATGATCATCATCGAAATCAATCATGAAAGAATTAGTATCTAAGTTACCACCCAATTGTGGTGAAGTATCATCAACCACGTCACCACCAAATTCCACCATGGTAATATTAGGATTAGTACCGTCATCTGCTTGTGCATATGCAATTACAGTTTTACCTGATGCAACTGCAGCACTTGTTCCTGTCCCTGAAACATATTTAAATGTTACAGTTTGAGATCCAGAAGTTCCATTTTTTAAAATATAAAAATTTTGAACATCAAGAGGAATTGTTACATTTCTTCCTGCTGTTAGTGATCCCGTAAATTCAATAATTCTATGCGCAAGAGTTGCACCTGTTGAACCATCTGAAACAGATAATGTTGTATCACCAGAATCAGATACAGCTTGAGCAGTATACCCACCAGATATTTGTTCAAAAATTTGTAAATTAGTATTTGTTTTTGTACCCCATGTACCCGCGTTTTCACCGGTTGCTTGAAGTTCTACCCCTAAAGGTGTGTATGTTGATGCCATATTTTATCTCCTATGCAACGTCACTATAACTCGTATTTGAGCCAGTTGCAACACTTGTATACGATGTATTTGAGCCCGTGTCAATATTTTGATAAGCTTGAATAAATAACTCCCCAACAGAAATAGTTGCAGAAATACCTGTTAATCCCATTACAACAGGTGGACTTAAAGAGCCAACAGAAACAGTTGCAGAAACTCCTGTTAATCCCATTACATCTGCAGGTGATATTGATCCTAAAGATAAAGTTGCAGATTGACCTGTTGGAATTATAATAGGACTTGAATTAATTTCAATACTACCAATAGAGGCTGTTGCAGAAACTCCTGTTAATCCCATTACATCTGCAGGAGCTAAAGATCCTACAGAAGCTGTTGCAGAAACTCCTGTTGGAGTCACAAGTGGACTACTGTCAATTTCAGGAGAACCTACGCTAGCTGTAGCAGAAACTCCTGTTAAGTCAAAAGCAACACTACCTATTATTGTAGGAGATCCAACGCTAGAAGTTGAAGAAACTCCTGTTAATCCCATTACATCTGCAGGACTAATTGATCCTACACCTGATGTTATTTGTGAGCCTAAAGCAAGAACTACAACTTTGTTAACAGAATCTCCATAAGGTTCTTCACCCCAACCATTTCTACCCCAACCTACAAGTGTTCCAACATTTGCTAGTTCTCCTATTGAAGAAGTTATCGATAAACCTGATACACCAACTACATCAGCACCTGTGGCTGAGCCAACAGAAACTGTTACAGAAATTCCTGTTGGTGTAATAATAGTCTGAGGAAATCCTTCTGCAGTTCCTTGTGAAGAGGTAATAGATAAACCTGTAGGCTCAACAGAATATTCAACTCCCCAACCAGAGTTACTCCATTGTTGTCTTCCCCAACCTTCAACATTAAAAGATTGTGGCGTTCCTAATGCTGTTGTTGCTCCAGGTGAAGATAAAGAAACTACTATTTCATCATCTTGCCATGCGTTAGAGCCCCAAGTATTTGTGCCCCAGGTTGATGCCATAAGGAAGACCTCCTTATGCTAATCTTATGATTGCGTTAGTTGCGTCTGCTGTTGGAAATTGAATAGTGAAAGTTCCACTTGTTACAGTTTTATCACTACCGAAAGCTATTACAGCCACTGCTTTATCAGATTGATCGTCGTTGTAAATTAATGCACCATTAGCTGTAAAGGAAGCAGAAGTGTAACTTACGTCTGCAAAATCACAAAGTGCAGTTGTTCCAGAAGTCGTTGGCGTTACACTTGTTAACGTTGCTCCACCTGCAGTATATGCAGTTCCTGATGAGTTTGTAATTTCATTTGAAGTTGAATAAGCTGTAGTTCCCGCTCCTAAAGTTGCAGAGCTTGTATATAAAGCTATTTTAAAAGTGTCTCCACTTGTAGCCGTAAAGTTGTGTGTACCAACTAAAAGTTCTTGTTTAAAACTTGTACAAATTGCCGATGTTATTGCCATAATTTTTCTCCTATGGGTTTGCCGAGTTTACTGGAATACGAACAGCGCCATCAGTATAGTCATCTCTTCGTCTTCTACCAACTTGCTCATTAGCAAACTTCTGTATCTCTTGTTTATACTTATTTTCGTATAGTGTCAACATATCTATTGGACCTTTTAAAAATCCATATGCCTCTGATAGACAGCAATATAACAGTCCATTTGGAAAGTTAAGACTAATATAATTAGTTCCATCTGCCCCTTCTAATAATGCCGGTGCTGCATTGTAATGAACTCTAAATTTATAGGTTGTATCAGGAACAGGGGCAAACATCATTCTTCCAGATGTAGTATCAGACTCTCCTGTAGCACCACCAAACATGGCATAATATTTAGGTTGACCTCTTTTAGATGACTCTGTTGAAGAAATATATTCTTGTAAATATGTAATATCTTTTTTTTCTAACCAAACATTAGCACCAGTTGTAGCTGATGTTGAATCATATACCTGTATGCCTCTAATAAAAACAGCACCTGCTGGAGCGTTAATTGTTTCTTGTCCTGTAACTAAATTACCTGATTGTTGTTTTCTATCTGCGTCTATAGGTACATCTCTAAAAATTCTATATTGTGCATTTAAAATAATATTTTCTAAAACAGCATCTGTTAAAACATTAGAGTCTGTTTCAGTATAACTTCTTATTTGTGTTTTTAATCCTGATGTACTTAGCCCTGCCATTATTCCGCTCCTGCCAGTTCCCTACATTTAGGGCAACGATGTTTATATTTATTGTGTTCATCACAATAACCTTTTACTTCTTCATATAAAGTAAGATGTGGGTCTTGCTTTTCAGGTTTAAATTTATTTTTAATCCAATTCCAAATTTTATTTATCATGCTTCTATTGTTACAGGTCCAACGGAACAACCGTAACCTCCTC